GGCCATTCACCAGCTTGATGTCGACGGCTAGTGGACGTCCAGAACGTTCCAAATGCTTCTCGTCAGCAACTGGCAAGTCGCTTTGTTTCAAGAAGTATTTGAGCAAGGCGCCCTCACCATCCAAAGGATTGCGAGGGACAGTTGGTTTCACAATCCAACCTTTGACGGTTGGAGAGTGTCGCCTCTTGTCGAACCCTGAAGGTGAAACGCCCTCAAGGTTGTGACGACCCAGGATGGGACTAGTTGGTTCAACAACCGGGTAGTGTTTGAGTATACTACCCAAGATGTTATCCAAATAGTGGGGGACTCTTCTGAATCCCTTGTCGTAAAACCGGTTGCGTAAAGCAACCGTGCTTACGATCCCATCAACGTCCTTCCGTGAGGAAGGTATTACTCGTTTGGCCTTTATGACGGAAACGTCACGACCAGCGAAGCAGTCCTTCCCACAAGACTCTCTGAAGTTTCCATTCCAGAAAGACTTGTGGCGATTTACCTTGAGTCCGTAGGACTCAAGTGTATCGCTCACAGAGCGCGCATATTCTACGGGGACGATTATATCGTCACCGAAGATTCGCACCTTCCCGTGCATGGACTGTACGTCCTGCGCACGGAGCTTTGAACCATGTGCTCTTTCGATTCCTACAAAGACGATGGCCAGAAAGACCATTGCCTCCATAGGAAAACATAGAGCAGACCCCATGGACGCGAACTTGGATAGAGGGATTTTTCCATATCCAGGCACATCAGCTGTCAGACTTCTACATGACTGCACTGCATCTGAAAGATGAGTGAAGCCAGAGGTAAGAATCTTGACAAGCTGATTGGAGACACGGTCGCTAGCCTCACTCAGATCGAGTGTGGCTAGTGACCCATCTAGCGAACCAATCCTAGCGAGTTCCCGATTGGGATCTTGATCGGTAAAACCGATCATGCCTCTCAAGAGTCGATCAGACTCAAGAGACTGCACGAGAGGAATGGCTAGGGCCTGCTGTGCATATTGCATGCAAGTAGGCTCTATTGCTATGATGCGAGGTGTCTTCAGCGTTTTAGGAACAGCGGTAACCTTTACTGGTTGCTCGTGTTCCGGGGTGATGAACTGGACCGACTCGAGGGACTTGTAGTACCTCGCGTTGGGGAGCAGGAAGTCGGTTGAATTGAAACCTCCGACTTCCAGTCGCCAGTGCCATTTATGCTGTCTGAACTTTTGGTTACCCAACAGTTTGTCAGCAGTGGCACCGGGACCGTGCTTTGGTACGAGCGCTTGTCTAGAGACGAGATCATCGACCCTAGTAAGAACCCGACCAAACAGAAGCTTGCAAATACGGTTATATTCAGCCAGATTATCGGCGGTATAACCAGTGCTCGCTTCTTCCAGTTCATTCTCGATTGTCGTATACGACCTGAACGCGGCGTTGATTCGCTCATCAGAGCAATCCAACAGAATCTTCGAGAAAAGACGGGTTAACTGTCTAATCGCGTAGATTGCGTCCAGAGATGGATCCGACAATATGGTTCCAGCATCACGATCGAACACCAGATCAAGGAAACCTCCGAGAAATCGGGGGGTACCTCGCAAACGCCGGAAACCGGCGAAATGCGTGTGATCGACTTTCCCAAGGGAAAGGGCTTCATCGAAGTCCTTACCAAAGGAAGCCAGGGTTATCGTTAAAAACGACAACCCCTCTGTGTTCGTTCGCTCCGAGACCGTTTTATAGTCTCGGACGGTGCAAACGCGACACCAGTCGCCCAATTCTTGGGCGACTTCCCGCCAGAGAAACATGGGGCTTTTCATGCGTTGCTCCTTTCAGGGGCTAGCGCAATCCTTGCCTCAAGATCTCAGATCCCGACAGATGCTGCTGTTAGCTTTCGCCGCCAAGAAGCTTGGTGACGTTGGCACCGGACGTAGCCGTGAGGTTCGCCAAGAAGGCGTCCACATCGGCCTTGGCCGTAGCAGTGTCGTAGCCGACAGGCGTGTCAACAGTCAGCAGAATGCTGATACTGTTGTTCACGTTCTGTCCCGACACGAGCGGATTCGCGACGAGCGAATCGTGATCGAGTCGGATCGTGTGCCTGGTGCGCTTGCCGTAAGAGTGCAAAACACTCGAACGGTAGGCTCGGTCACTTGTAGCGTACTTTCCGGCGTTGTCGCCGGAAGAAGTACGGTTGAGTGACTTAGCCACACCAGACACAGTGAAAACTAGTGGATCAGAGAACATTGAAGCGTTTCCTTTTGGGAGTAGGGTCTTTTGAACCCGTTGTTGAACTCTAGCATCTTTTGGCGCTAGAGGGATGCCTCTAAAGGCGACGCGGACCCCGGGTTATACCCAGGGCCGCAAGGATTGACCATTGACGGTTCGTAAAACCGCCAAGGTCAAGCCCAAATCCGTAAGGAGTTGCTTTACGGCGTGTCTTCCGTAATCCGGAATACGAGTCCGTAACAACTGCAGGGATGTTACCTCCAGGTCTTGGAGTTCCTCGCAGATTGTTGCGAACTACATGTCTATGGTTTTTCTCCATGACATACCCGTAACGCAATACAAGGCCGTCGTTCTGGAATGCCGAGACGTTATGCAATAACGGACCGACATTGGAAACCCAGTCGACGAGCCAGGACCACGGAGCCAGATTCCATACGACTTCGGGCGTGAGCTCGAGGCCGTATAGAAGCCTAGCCTGCGTAGCGATCCTTTCAATCTCAGACATATGTCCGGGATCGAAGTGAAACGTATAGCAGCCGGAAAACCATTGTTCTCTACGGAGAATATCGGAGACCCGGTACGTGGTGGGAGAGAGGAAGGCTTGTCCTTCGATGTTACTAGAATTAGGAACACCGAGGGAAGCAACAGTGTTGCTGACCGTCTTTCTCGGAATGGTGCGCTTTCTGTGTACATCTCGCCCTGAATCTCTTTTCAGCTGTTGGAGGATATCATGCGAATGCATGATAGCCTCCGCAGCGTTCTTGAGGTCAGAGACGAAAGGTAGCCATCCGAATTGGTAGTTGAGATACTCACTACCTAGACTTCGGAAAAAGCCAGCGTTATTCTTTAGAAAAGCATGTCCCAAAAGGGAGGGGAGACCCTCTCGGTACAGCTCAGCTAAAGCAACGCTGCCAGAAACCACGGGATTTGTGGGAATCGTGCTAGCGATAAAACTCGTACCGAGTGCATTCAGTTCAGACTCTGAACTAGAAGGCACCCAGCCGAAAATTTCATCGTTAGTCGCCGTTTCTTTCACAAATGCGTTGTCGTTCGGATAGCCAGTAAGACTACTCAAGTTAGGAACTAAGTTCCCAATAAAGTAGTTCTTACTAATGGCATCCTGACGAGGACCCGTCTGGAAAACAGACAAGCCCTGCGCATTCCGGTAGGTAAGTTTGACAGTGTCAAAATTACCTCCAGCATCCCTCACGCCACGGTCTTTTGGCCAGGCGTGACCTTCTGACACAGTGATCTGACGATCAAGGACTGTATAAGTCCAACGACTATGGATGATTCCCCCATCGGACGGATTCCTTTCAGAGATATTGTCTCCTGAAAAGGTCTGCGTACGAAGGGTTCGTCGCCTAGTTGTCTGTGTCATCCCATCTCCTTGTGGATTGTGCGGGAAACACTGTAGTGTCCGGTTTGCACCTGGTGCCCCTTCG